TGGACACGTAGTCGATCGCCTTGCGCTCAACGAGGTCGTAATAGACCTTGCTGTGCATACAGATGGCGGTCAGCTTGTCACCTTGATCGCCCAGCAGGCTGCGGGCTTCAGCAACGTGCCGAGGGGACAGCACGGTTGGGGTGTCAGCGGTCAGACCATCAATCGTCAGATCGACGAAGGATGCGCTGTCGTTGCTGCCCAGGCTGCCAAACACACCAGCCAAGCAGGACAGGAGGTCCTTCTGGCGCTGGTTAGCAATGTAGTCAGCAATCTTGGCGCCGATAGCAGCCATGGGGTCGGAACCTGCGGCAAGTGCAGCGAGGTCACGGCTTTCGAAGGCACGCCCACGGTGCAGGATCACGCCAACTTGCTTGTCAGCAGTGATTTTGCCAGGGGTCAGCGAGGTGCTGTCAGACAGCACTTCAAAGTCACCAGTCAGGTTTGCCTTAAAGAAAGGCACGTTAATGAAGTCACCACCCTCGGTTGCGTTCAGCTCAGCCATCGGCTGCACCACACCGGATGCCAGGAAGGCATCGCGCTGGGTGGTCTGCTCAATGACGTAAGGCGTAAAAATCTCGGGGATGATGATGTCAGAGCGAAGAGTCGCCATGAAGAATCACCAGGGTTGAGTTGGAAGGATGGGCACAGCCCTACATCACCAGCACAGCCGGTTTGTAACAGCTTAGCGGTTAGCTTGAGCCTTCATCCGATCATACAGATCACGATCTGTTCGATACAGTCGTGCCTGTTCAGTCAGATTGAAGCTGTCGCGGTTAAACGGATTGACCATCCCAGCAGGGACGGCACCGCCAACATTGCCGGCCGATGGCGCACCACTGCCCTGCGGCTTGGGTTGCTTCTGCATCCATGCTGGCAACGTCTTTGCCCACTCGGCAACAGGCACACGTTTGTACCCATCAACCACAACCACACTGCCGTCAGCCTCGCGTTCGATAGCTTCAGGCTTCAGCTTAGTCTTGAGCACCATGTCTGGGTCATGGACAATTTCAGCTAGTGCCGTGACAGCAGGCGTCACCAGCTCCAGTTCTCGCACTCGGGCTTCAAGCTGGCTGATGCGCTGGTCCTTTTCTGCCGTCGCCTCACGGAACTGCTGCTCCAGAGCTTGTCTTGCTTCTGAATACTTGCCTTGTGATTCAAGTTGCTGTTGCTCGTAGTTGCGTTTGAATTCCAGCAGCTCGTCAACATTGACTCCATCAGGCACAGCCTTTGCTTGGGCGATGGCTTTTTTGTACTCGTCCAACAACTCTGAGTTCTTGCGCCGCATGGCGTCAAGTTCAGCTTGCATGTTGGCTACTTCTGCATTTTGCTCCACAGGAGCTTGTGCTTCATCAGACATGGACTAGCCACAGGCTTAGTTACGCTGCGATCGTACAGCTTCTGACACAAAAGTGTCAAAACGAGAATTCAATACGCCAATACGGGAACCCTGGAACCCGTTGATCAAACAGATGCTTGATGCTATTGATCGGCATGAGGATCTGTTGCGACGGACGGGTTGCGGGTGGCACGCTGCCAAAGCCCAAGACTTACGCCGTTACGTCGCAGAACTTAAAGATTGGATCCACTGCGAGGAGGCTACCACTTTGTCTTGTCAGCCCAATACGCAGGAGACATCTTGCCTTTAGCAATGTTGGCAGCATGACGTGCCTTAAAGCTGGCACGCCTTGCTGTTGCTGCTTTTGATTCACCTTGTCGCGGCGGGCTGCCACTAACGCCCTGCTGCCCAAACCGTATCAACTTGACCGTCTCGCCGTCTTTTGCAAGTACGGCATGGGACTTGGTTGGGTGGCTTGGCGTGCGCTTCGGCTTGTTGTAGCCGTCAAACTGCTCGCCGCGATAGGTGATCATCGACGGGGTGCTGCCTTCAGCTCCGAACGTTTTTTGATGACTGCGTTGCCAGTTGATTCAGATTTGATCCGAACGATTGGATCGTCCTGACTGCCAACACGAGTAACACTGCCACCACTGCGTGTAGCAATAGTGGCGCGTTCGCCGCCAATGCTGGTAATTACGCCAAAGGTGCGGGTGCCTTGGTACATCCAACTCACCCTGTCACCGCGCTTCACTTTTTCTTGCCTCCCTTTTTCTTTGTGCCCTTAGCCATCATGGGTTTGGCTTTGCCGCCACCCTTAGCTTTCATGTCGCCGTAATGCCCAGGCATTGACTTAAAGCAATGACCCTTTCATGCTACTTGGCTTTCGGCTTGCGCTTCCGGCTTTTTCCTGCTTTTGCTAGAGCGATTGCTACCGCTTGCTTTTGCGGCTTGCCTGCCTTGATCTCCCGGCTGATGTTTTGGGAGATCACTGCCTGACTCTTGCCTCGCTTCAGGGGCATTGCTAGCAACCATCACGCCGGTTCTATCGTACCAACCGCCTGTGCCATCAGGTTGCTGGACGTACCGGACCTCAGCACCATTGCGCAGTTCAAACTCCGATGCCTTGCGCCCATCGGCGTAAGTGTATTTAAGAACGGGTTGGTCCATAACGAGCCCGGAGCTGGTCCAAGGTTAGCTCTGTGCCATCCTTGCTAACCAGCTTTGCGATGGCGGCATCAGCGCCATACTTGTCCGCCAGCCTGCGAAAGTACGGAGCCTTGCTGCCCAGCGCCTGCTGCTGACGGGCTAGCACATCTGCTTTGGATTCGCCTGGCATCTTGTCGTACAGCCATTTGCCGTAGCTGGTGTTAGCTGGAACCTGACCACCTTGTGCAGCACGGCGTCCTGGCGGTGGTGGGTCAAAGCCAAGCTCCTTATAGTCAATGACCGGCACGGTGGTGCTACGGCAGTTGAAGTGCTGCGGCGGCGTTGGTCCTTTGCCATACTCAAACACCTTGCCGTCTAACGCTCGGCAGATGGCACTTGTCCTGGTGTCAAGCGTGGCAACGTAGCGGTACTTTTTCGTGATGTCTTGGTTCGCCTCATACACCTGCTGGCTAGCGGTATTTGCTACCTGATTGATGCTGGTGCGGACTAGCGCGACGATTTGATTGTCAGCTATAGCTGTTGCCTGACCACCTGCTGCTGTAATTTCCCTGACGGTCTTGGCGCGTTCGCCAAACTGCAAACTGCCGATCAACCGTTTAGCGATAGCTGGCGTCGGTTCACCTGTCAGCAAGCCTTGTCGGACAACTTGGCTAAACCGCTCAGCCTGGTCCACCGCAATGCCACGAAACGCCTTGCTAACGACCTCGCCGTTAGGCAGCGTGATGGTGGCACCTTGAGCAGCCGTAAGGCTAAATGTCTGCGGTGCGCCCTGTACTGCGGCAAAGAGATCATCGCTAAGTGCCACCACATTGAGCTGCGTGGGGTCAGTCGTCACCACACTCTGCGCAAACTGCGGGCTGATTTCTACCGTGTTGACGATGTTGCGTGCGCCTGCGGGCAACGCCTTACGCAACTCCTCTGATACAAACTCCGATTGCAACTGGGCTATACCCTGCAGCTCTAGCGCCGTCAGCTCCGTTGAATCGCCAGCCCAAGTGCCCAGACTATCCTTCAGTTGCGCCAAAATGCCACGCAGCCTTGCAGCTTTGACAGGTGCAGCCAGCTCATCAATCGTTCGCAACTGATTGACTGCATCAATAATGATGTCGTTATATGCATTGATCACACGCCGAGCAACACTATTACTAAAGCGGTTCAGGTCAATCGCATTGCGAAACAACGCCTCAGGTGTGCTCATGGCTCAATGCCAAGCTGGCTGGGCTTGTACTGCGACCGGATGCTAACGTTTGCGCCACGCGTCAAGGCGCCGCTGATTGTAGAAGCAAAGGCGTCGTAACCATCTTGCCCATCTTCCAAAATCACCATTTCATCTACTTCAGCAGGTTTGCCGTCTTTGTAATACGTCATCCGTACAACTGCCAAAATCTCTTCCGGCAGTTTGCCCATCGTGTAATCAAGCTCCTGCTTCCTCGGTGGTATCTGCATCTTCTGGGTCTTCGCTTCCAGCATTATCGCCCAGTCCACCAACCAATCGATCAGCCTGTTCAGCAGATTGTAAATCCAGCCCGCCATTAGAAGTTGCCTCCAGTTCCTCGTCTACATCAAAATTATCGCCAAGAACATCGCCCTCGGCTAACTCACGCAGGAGGGTTTCTTGGCTGATGGTGCCAGCGGTGTAAAGCGATAGCAGAGCTTGGATGTCCTGCGGTTCAAGGCGTGCGCCAAGGAAGTCACGGTTGACGTAGGAGCTGCCGGCAGCGGTGGCATTGCCGATGAACTGCGCATGAAACTGCAGGCAGTTATCAATGAGGTCCTGCACGTTCTGTGCAATCACCATCATGGTGCTGTCACCCTGGCTACGGTCTAACCGCTTCGCTTCTGCAGTTTCGGCGCTGAGCTTCTGCCCCAAAACTGCTGACAGCCCTAGCTCGTTGATCTGCCCTGCCAGTTGCTCTAGGCGGCGGAACTGTGCTTCAAAGCTCTTGCCCTGCGGTTCGATGTACTCCGCACGACCATCAGCAGGAAATGCAATCGCCTCACCAGGACCGGCGCTTACCTCCTCTGCAGCAGACGGGAAACCATAAAACGCCAGCATCGGCACGGCGCTGATATGCAGTTGGTTGTCTAGGTCTGACTGGATCTGGTAGGTCTTGAGGTTTAGCTCGGCAATGTCCTCAAGCGGTGGGCGCGATTCAAGGAACCCATGCCGCTGGGCGTAAGCAACGCTGAACGGGATCTGGGACAAGCTGGTCCGTCCTTCGTCTACCACGCTGAAATCGCCGGTGGCATTCTGCCGATGCAACTGGTACTCACCAGGCGTTAGCACCCGCACCTGCTGCACTTCTTTTTCGCCGTAGATGCCGTCAGGTATTGTCACAATCTCTGACAGCCTGAGCTGTGTCAGGACTTGTTTGCCTTCTTGCTGTTCAGTGCGCCAGCCAAGGATCTGCCGTGGCGTGTATGACACCCAGTAAGGTCTACCCCCATCAGACGGTGCATCCACCAAGACACCAACGTGCCCATAACGGACCATCTTGCGGGCTGTTTCATAGGTCCAGACGTTGAGGTCATTGCCTTGCAGGTCAACGTCAAACAACTGCTCACGGATGATGTCGGCAGTGTCGTCAAGCCGCACGGGCTTACGGGTTAGCATCCCAGCCATCATGCGCTCAAGGCGCTGATAAAAGGGCGGCACCACGCTACGAGCTAGGCGGTTGTCATAGGACTCGTCCAGCTCGCGTGGTTCCTGTGGCAGGTAACGGCGATGCTTTTTGCGCATCCCGTAAGTGCCCTGCAGTAGATCCTCTATCAATATCCAGTGAGGTTCCTGCGCGAACCATGCCGTGTTCGGATCGGTGACTTGCGTGACAGTCCGCTGAGCTAGCGGGCGGTCGTAAAAGTTGTATCCGCTATACACAGCTTGATACGCGCAGGCTATGAATCAGTTTAGGCGGCGACTGTTGCTGTCGCCAAAGCAGCGGGAAGGTCCTGGCGCAGCCATACCGCAAACTCGTCCGCTGTCATGTCTCCTTTCAAGATGTTTACTGATTTATGAGCCCACACCAGATTGTCTGGGTGAAATACTTTTGTAGGTCCAAAAGAGGCGGCTCTTGAAACTGGTAGTTTATGGTCAAGACCAGCAGTAGAGCCTACTTCAATCAAAAGACCTGTGTAATAGCATCTGCCGGTCCACTTTTGCAGTATTTGCTCAGTCCAAGTTTTTCGAACAGATGCAGAAAATTGATCTACATAGCAACTGCCTCTAGCGGCAGTTGAGCCTGGCATTTTACGCCTTCGATCATACTTAAAGCTTTCACGTATTATCACGCGCATTTGGCATAGTTGACAGTTAACTCTTCCTATGACCGCAGGCTGCCCATAGCATTTTTGACACATCCCTGCGGCTTTTGCTGCACTTCTGCGTGCTTTGCTGTAGGCAGTCTGCGAAAAGGTCATTGAATCAAGCAGCGAAAAGATCATTGAATGAAGCAGCGAAAAGATCATTGAATCAAGCAGCTACAGGTTGCTCGCTGTTAGCAGCAGAGAGGGTAACAGACTTGCGACCGAGTTTGATTTTAAACTCATCGCCAGGCTTAAAACCCATCTCCTGCACGTAACCCTCACCGATGGAGAGCTTGCCGTTGAACTGCACCTTGGTCTTATAGGTCAGACTACGACCGCGCTTGCCAGGCACGTTCATCTGCAGCCCCTTGGCTTCAAGGAGCGCCTCATAAAACTGAGTGAAGCATACCTTGTCATTTTTGACGTAACCACATTCACGAACGAGGTCTGATTTATTCAGATCGCTCAGCTCTTTTACTTTGTTGATGAGATCTTGACCGACGAGCATGAGTAGGCTCAAAGGTGGGCATTTGCGACCATAGCTTAAAAAGCCAGTATCTGCAACCCAGCCGTCAGTAAAGTCTGATGCCCGTGCTGCGTCCTGCACCAGCGTGCAGCGGATTGAACTCACGCCAGACCAAGTACCCCAAGGCGTCGTTCATGTGGTCAAAGCCTGCATCCTTGTCAGGCTCTCCCTTGTCTGTGTAGCACTGCAGCTCCAAGCACTCAGTCAATCGCTTGCATTGAGGCGCGACCTGTAGTCGGACTTGCCCTTTGCCGTTTTCCAGCATAGCCTGAACAGCAGCCACCCGATCACGAACGAGAGGATTAGCCCTAGGTGATTGGTTGGACATGCCATAGGACTCAAGGATTGCAATGTCGGTCTGCGTTGCATTGGTGCTGCGATTGCCGCCGCTGGCGTCTGGGTAGATGTAAATACGGCGATCCGCGTATCGACGACGGATCTCGGCTGCCAGCGCGTCGGTGTCATGGGCGCCGGAGATCTCGTCGATGATCAGCAGGCCATTGCCAATGCGAACGCCGATCACTGCACTCATATTGCCGACGTTAAAGTCAATGCCAATGCGGAGCGGTTCGCGGTCAGTGTCAGGCAGGTCAGGTTGTACGTGCTTGTTGCGGTCGAAGCGGTCATAAACCTGCCCGGTGGTGAGGTTGACGAACTCACCGTCTAAATATGCACGCAGCAGGCTTGGGTCGTAGTTGGCTTCAAGACGCTCAATAAAGTCGGGCGGCAGGTGGGGATTATCAGCGGTGCGCATCTTGATCAGATGCCGATCAGGTCTTGCCCTTGCGTCATCACTGCCAAAGGTATTCCACATCCAGCGGAAGCCCTCAGGTGTTGACGCTGCGCCAAACTGCCTGACGTTGCCGGAGCGTAAGCGAGCAAGGATTCTAGGAAATGCCTTGTTAGCAATGCTTGGTATGACAGTATCGATTTCGTCAGCCAAGACCCAAGCGAGGTTTAAGCCGATGATGCGTGACCAGTTCTCAAATGATCGGCACAGGATTTTGGTATCACCGCCTGGCAGGTGCAGCATGTACTCAGGCAATGGTGATGCCCGAAAGGTGTATGGAATGTCGTACGCCTCAAGGAATGCCTCAAAATCTGTCTGCCAAATGTCCCTGATCAACGGAATAGTCG